TAGGAACGCATCTGAAAACTTAGCCATTTCTTTATTTCCTCTTTATTAAAGACAAATAAATAATTAAATAATTGCCTTAGATACTATAGTGTATTATACTGCTATTCTTGATTTGTGTCAAGTGTTTTTAACCACCGCCCGATGGGAATGTAAAAGCATTGCTCGAATCGTAATCTAAAAGACCACCACCACCAGTGTAAGAACTAGTGTCATAAGGATCAAAAGTAGACCCGAAGTCATAGCCTGTGCCACTACCACTACCAAAGAACGTACCACCGTCTGCTGTAGTAGTACCGCCGCCATAAGACGTATCAAACAAGTCTGACATAGAACCTCCAAAGCTATAACCACCACCACCTTGTGTAGCACCACCTAAGTAATCTGCCAAACCCCCACCGAATAAACCAGATATAGAGTTATCGCCACCACTAAAAACGGGAAGGTTGCTTGTGTTTCCACCACCGCCACCGCCACCACCTAACAGATTACTAAGGAAACCGCCAACTTGAGACACCATTCCTTGTCCCTGTTGGTTTTGTGATCCAGCTAAAGCAGCCAAAGCATTATAGTACTGCTGTGACAACTCAGCAGAACCCTGTCTACTTTGTAACAGACCTTCAAGCCCAGACATATTAGCTTCAGCGTATTGATCGGCAGCAGCTCTACGTCCTAAGTCTGCAATAGATGCAACGTTAGTACCACCAGCAAGCATTCTCAACATCTGATCTTCAGGCGCATAACCAGCATTCATCATAAGGGCTTGATTCTGTAGCTGTTGCTGCGTCATCTGCCCCGGCTGCATAGAACTAGCAGTACCGTAATCAAACATACCACTAGCTAAATTCAAGTTACCTTGCTGTAGTCCTTGCTGTGCGCCTGCTGCCCCTATATCCTGTTGCTGTAGAGCCATAAGTTGCCGTAGTCGTTCTGCTCCCATAGCTTGAGTCTGTTGCGTCCCAGCCATGCCCAACTCTGACAACTGTGATGCTCTGTTTTGTTGAGCACCTTGTAGGTCTGAAGACATACCCGCAAGTTGGCTTGCCTGTCCAGACAAACCCATAGCCTGTTGGTAAGCTCTATCCTGTTCTGAACCAGCCTGTTGCATAGCCATTAAGCCAGCTTGATTCTGTGCTTCAGCCTGTGCTTTAGCCATAGCTAACTGTTCAGGAGTACCACCGTATCGGTCAGTTCTTATACCCCCACGGCCCTGTCCTTGCAATCGCTCTTCTAACTCAAGACGTTGTCTTTCTTCTTCTGGATTCTGCATAGCTCGTAGTTGATTGTAGATATCCTGCTGTCTTCCTCCTCGATCCATAGCACCGAAATCAGTAGCAGATTGTCCAGCCATACCAGCGTACTGAGAACGTAGAGCTTCAATGTCTTGAGGAGCAGACAGACCTTGTAGTCCTTGCTGTCCACGCATTAGAGCTTGCTGTGTTATTCCTTCTAATCCAGATGGTTGTCCATATTGACCTAACTGCTGTCCAAACACACCACCTAAAGCACTACGCTGTCCCTGCATTCGCGGGTCTAGCAGCCCAGCCTGCCCCAGAAAGCCCTGAGATTGCCCGTAAGCCTGATTAGCCATCTGTCCGTACATTGGGTTAACTGGTTGCCCTATCTGTCTTGAGAGGTTCCCAGCAGCCCCAAACATACTGTTCTGTATGGCTTGTTGTTGAGGACTGAGCTGCATACCGAAGCCACCTTCGGGTGTAGTAGTTAAACTACCGGTTCCTCCAGTTACCGTAAACGGTTTAAACTGAGCCATATCAGCGGCTGTACCACCAACTTGAGCAGCACCTGTCTGAGCAGCACTACCAGCATCTAAAAGTGCTTGTCTTGATTTCTCAATGCCTGTAACCTGTGCGCCTGTAGATAATAAATTATCAAGAAAACCCATTAGTATGTACCTCCGGTAATTGTACCGGCAGTAAGTGTACCAGTGACTGTTACTGTTGCTGCTATTACCGTACCTGTAAAGGTAGGACTAGCGATGTTGGCTTTGCTGTTGTTGGATGCTTGAATGTTATCAAACTCAACTCCAAACTCACTGCCTTTAATTATCTTCAACGGGTTGCCAGTAACTAAAGCATCCTTAGAAGCAAAGTCCGTTGTCTTAGTATAGTTTGACATTTATAACATCCTTCCTATTAGTGCTTGTATATTCATTTCTTGTAGAGAGATTGGAACACCACTTACGGTGACTGTTAATCCTAAAGTAACTACATTGCCACTACCTGATGGTCTGACTTTCTTTCTGTCTAAAATAATAGAGGCTCCATATTCAGATGTAGGTACATTAAATTCAGCTACGTTAAACTCAGCGAGTAAAGAGTTTTTTAGAGTTATGACTTCTTTTGTGTATGCTTGTGTGTAGTCGTAGCCCCAGTTAACTGTTACCTTAGTATTCTGACCACCGATGAATGTCAAGTCTAATTCTTTCAGTATCTTTAATCTTGAGGAATCACCAAAGTCAAGAGGATTAGTAAAGTAATTTACTTGATACGGTGATGTAACATCTAGATAACCTGAGTAAGTGTTGATACCATCTACATTGCCCATATAGAGAGTACCGTCAATTGCTCTAGCAAAAGATCGTAAACTTATTCCTGTCCAAACAGTAGCTCGATGGCTTCCATCTTCTAACGGAGTCCTCATATCAAAACAATAAACAACACTAGAAGAAGGAAAAGAAATTAAGTAAAACGCTTCTTCAGGACTGTATACAGATTTAATTCCGTTTGTTTGTAGGTTAGCTATGTAAAGTAAATCATTACGTACATTCTTACTGATGTCTCTAACTGGAGAAGACTTCTCTTGAATTACTCTCCCTAAACTACGTACACCCTCATTAGACAGGAAGAACAAATCAGTACCTACATTCTGTATACTGTCTCTGTGTTTACATCCTACGTTGGCTATAGTATCCGACAAAACCATAGTTGCAGGAGACTCGGCTCCCGAATAAATGACAATAGAGGTTTTACCGAAGATAATTAAAAAGCCGTTGTGTGCAGCTAAACCTATAACCTCGTCGTAACCTGTAGGCCAGACCTTAGATAAGTTTAAAGAGCCTGTGCTACCCCCTGTCCATTTAGTCCCATCTAAAAGATCAGACCAGTATATAGTATTAGGATCACCTTCTACATCTGCTACCCAAAGTCTACCAAAAGCAGCTAATACCTCATTACCTTGTGGAGGTGTTCCTGTACTATGATCATGTTCTTCTACTGTGGTTATAACCCCTTCGTGATCTGCATAAACTAAGGGTTCGTTTCCTTTTTGAAAGAAGTAACAATGATTAGTAAAGTTAACAATTCTCCATTCATTTCCAACTATAGTGGTTCCTACTGGAGTTGCATCTACAAGTGTAGTAGTCCCTGTAAATATTTTATTATTACCTGCTGAAAAAATAATAGAAACACCAGCTTCATTTACAAACTCTGTAATCGTACCTAACCCGTCACTTGTACCTAATATCTCTGGATTGGTAGTTAAAAGTTCACGACCTTTACGTGCACCTATTCTTCCGTATTGGTCTATCACACAGTTATCTGCAATAGACGCAAAAGAATTATCCAAACTCAAGGGAGAATCTTGTGTATTTAACCCCCTAAAGCCCGGAGCAGCTACTGTTATATTCTGTAGAGGAGAAGACATAACTATATAACCCTAAAGATAAGGTCTTCTGGATGTCTATTAGCATCTAAAGCAATAGCATCCGAAAGGAAACTATCGGCTATTGCAAAGTATTCAGCAGTGCTTGTTCCACCAGTTTCTCCTCTCTCTCTAGCAGTTAAAGCTACTGCTGCCTGAACAACAGGACGGGAAGGAATAACTAATTGATCTGTGTCTTCAACTAAATCAGGGTTCCTTAAGATACAGTTAAAACGTAATGCAAAGACAGCATCTGGAATAGGGTAGATGTCAACTAAAGTATCTCCGTTAGAATCTACACCATTAAAGCTGTAGTAGGTAGGCGAGCCTGTCGTTGGTGTCTCATTTAAGAATACATTGTTCATCCACGTTGATGGGCGATAAGTCATAAAGTTATTAGACGTATCGTTGATTACATCCAACATCTTTATATTATTCTGACTACCAGTTAACGCATAGTTAAAAATATCCTCAGACGTAGTCACCGTCAATGTAGTCCTAAGTGCTGACCAATCGTGTGAATCCTCTACCATACTCTTACTGTCGTTAACAAAATCACCAATCATGGCAGAGTATGCAGTTTCATTTACTGAACCTACCTCTGTTATACGCAGCCTTCTAAGAACAGCGTTTACTAATTCTAAATACGTCATATAGCTTGCATCCCTCGTGGGTTGTACTCTACTGGTTCAAACGGTTTAACTCTTTCGAGTTCTTCCAATTCAAAACCTAAATCAATCTCATCTAATTTTTTGTTGGACATTAAAGAAGCTCTTTGAGTAGGTTGTCCTCCCCCTGTAACACTTATTCTTGAGCCAGTAGAAGCTCTTGAGTTGGTAGAAGGGCTATCAATACTTGTTATAAGATTGTTTAATTGATTAACAGCGTTAAAAGCACTTCCAAAGACATCTCCGACAACATCTACAACAGGCTCTATAAAGCCTTCATTAAACGCTTCCACACCTTGTGTGAGAGGTTTAATAATGCCAGTTGCGGTATTTTTAATAGGTTGGAGTATTGTATCGTCAATAGCACTTCCTACATCTTTAACAGCGTTTCCTATTGCTTTAATAAATTCAGGAGTCTGTACATTCAAAGAACCGCCTTCTACAATGTATTTGCCAACACCTTTCAATAAAGCGTCATCTAAAGCTGCACCATTTACTAATTCTTTTTCTGCTACTACTAAGCCTTTAACTAAATCGTCTTGATTAATATTTAAATCTTTTAAAACACCCGCAGTTAAACCTGCACTATTTAATGCTTTTTCAGTCAAGTCGCCACCAAAGTAAGTAACAACACCACCAGCTATGTCTCCGTCAGCGGCTGCAAAAGCAGTGTTTAAACCTTTAACTGAAGTACTATAATCAAAACCCAACAAACCTTTACCAGCATCCGCTGCGATTGCGGGGGTTGTTGCTGTAGCTGCCACAGCCTTAGTAGGAGCAGCTAACATACCACTTGCTTTTAAACCACCAGTAATAGCAGAAGCATAATCACCTAAATTCAATGTCTCACCAGCAGCAGCTTTAGTTCCTACTTTAGCTACAGCAAAAGCTGGGTTATAGAAACCCATAACTGCTGTAGCAGCAGGCATTAAAACATCATTAAAAAGACCAGCACCACCAGCTCTCGGATCGTATGCGTTAGGGGTGTAAACAATATCGTAAGAGCCGGGAGTACCACCACCTTTAGGAATGCTCCACGTACCTTTTCCAGCTAAGTTAGGGTATATCTTATTAAGATCAACTCCGGGGCCGGGATTGAAGTAAACTTCGGAGCTATCGTCATGTCCTACTAATCCAGCAGCAGTAGAAGTAGATGAGTTAGGTATTTTTATACGTGCAGGAGAATCTCCTAACCTACGTTGATATTCTTGAAGATAAGGGTCATTGACAGTTCCCCCAACACCAACACCAGTAGAAATAATATCCCCTAAACTACGTCCTTTTGCTAGTTCTGTTTGAAAGTGCCTTGCACCAGCAGTTGCGTACGACTCTGGTTCCGCAGTACCACTTAAAATACTTTGAAAGTTTGGATCATCCTTTCTTGAATAATAAGCAGTCTTTTCTTGTAGGGACGCATCATCCGAAAGAGGTTCTCTAGTAGATGGCCCTGCTGGATTCAATGTCGCCAATGAAGCATTAACTGTATCCATGTAGTTTGTATCTGTAACCACAGGGGTTGCAGCGGCTGTTGTAGTTGGCATAGTAACAGCAGTTGAGCTGTCGTAGTTAATACCTCTACCACCAGCAGACATCATATTG